GGAAGGGACTCTACTTTCTTTGCTAGCGATCACAGTAGAGAGTCGTGACACTGCGTTCTGGGAAACACGGGTCACACTGTGAAAGCTATGCTACTACCCAGGATTCGCCCCGGTTGTAGCCGGGGGCCGGTGCAGATCTCAACGTCGCTTCTTGCGCTTCGCCACCTTAACGCGGCGACCGCTTCGGATTGACAGAACACTGCGCCGAGACGCCACGGACGACGATCTTAGCATTGGTCTAGGAGTTGGCGGCGGAGCCGCTATCGCGGGCCGGGACGCAGGAGCCGCAGGCGCGGGACCTTTAGACCCTACCCAAGAACCCAAGGCTGACAGTGCCTGACCGGCAACTGGAGCCAAGAATGGGAGTACCTTGCTAGCTACCGCACTAAGTGCGGGCAGGATGGACCCAAGGAAGTTGTGTCGGGCTGCCATACATGACGGTACCTCTGACGCCAATGCATAGTAAGCTGCAATGGCCGTAGGCTCGTACTTTGCTGGTGGCTTTACAAACTGCCTGGAAGGCGCCGCTGATGTCGGAACCAGCTCAAGATTGGTCACAGTCTTGAGAGTCAACGACATACTAGGATGAAGCCCTCGAAAGATGATGACACCCCAAGTGCACCCTTCATCGTGTGCCGTAGACACACAATTTGCCCCCATGGATGGGGGAATCACGGGCGACACAGTGGTGTAGTCGTCTTGGAGGATCCTAGGAACGACACCAGTTGCAGTATTGTAATTAGTGGGATCCGAGGCGTTAAACACCACGAAAGTCCCACCCGACGTCCGCCATGACCCAGGTGACCTTGCCGAGTAAAATTCCTGACTGGGCCCGGTTAGGCGGTGTACTGTGTACACCCCTTCACGAGCCGCAGCAGTGTAAAACCCGGGGGTCATTGTAGCCATGTCTGTCTCGTCTAAAGGCAGAGCATAGTGGTCAAGATTGAACACTGTCTCGCCAGACGAAGTTGACATCGCTTGGCCCAGAACGGACTTAAATCCCTTGCGAGCGTACTGCCCAGCGTACACGGTGCCCTGGTTATACAGTTCTGAACCGGTGGCATAGACTGTGGCGCTACGTGCCACAGTACGGTATGCCGCCGTGAGCTCAGATGATACGGTCGTGTGGGAAGTAGAAATCCCATTCGTCCATACGCCCCCAGCCGTGGTCGCCGCCGCACCTGACAAAATGGCAGGGTTGATGGTGACTGGACAGTTGGAGACAACTGCATTATAGTGCGCCACGTCTTCCCGGAAGTTGATCCCGGTAATGTTCGTGGCGATGTAGGCACCCACTGTATCACTAGGTGGGAGCAAGATGAGGCAATCCCAATTATGGGTTCCAACATCCGAGGGCGCGTTGATTACTGTGGCAGTCTTATACTCAGGGACCAAACTGGTCACCTGAATAGCGTCGGGTATCTGGCACGGGCCCCCACGAACGGGGTCCAGGGCCTTAATCACCCACTTGGCTGCCTCAGGGCTCAACGTCATCGCCCTAAGCTTGTTCTCTAACGTCGCTGTGTATGCCTCGGTCGACATCTCAATCAATCACGGAAATGTGTACCGGGCTCCTCGATTGCGGGGGGTTCGGAGCTTCCTCCCCAGGCTCAACAGCCTATCTGCCGCCCAATAGCTGGGCATTTAAAGTGTGTGGTGTCGCTACTCACCATGCTGGGCCCTGCACACTAGTAATATCTTAAGAAAGACGTTTCCAACGTCCGGCAGAGGTCCTGCCCACAGCTTGCGACCCGGCACTGGCCTCAACGGCTCCTCCAGCAGGGGCGGCGCGAGATGCAGCCGCATCACCATTGCTGGCAGACGGGGGAGCGGCAACTACCGCTACTTGCGCTTGTGGGGGACGCCCGCGACCACGGCCACCGTCGCGCCCGCCGCGGCCTCGGCCGCGGGCACGACTACCCGGGGGGGTTGGTCCGGTAGGCACGGTTTGGGTCCCAGTGACTACAGGATCAGGCGGCGGGGCGGGTTGCGCCGGGGCGTCAGGCGGGGAAGCCGCCGTAGTCTTTGCTTCATCACCACGGATTCCGCAAACGACCTCACTCCACCATCTATCTGAAAAGACGGGGAAGACGCCATCCGGCACATACTCCATACCGGGCTTGGGAGGTGGGGGGAGGGTAGGGGGCTCCGCAATCGGGGCAACGCCCTTAAGACAATCCAATAAACTGTCCACCCAGTCCATGAAGGCAGTCTGATCAAACACCTGTCGTGCACACTCGAAGTCAGACTCTGTCCACACGTACACCGTCTCCAGGCCCCGACGGGCACTGGTGACGCGCGTGAACAAGTCATCCGGGCGCAGGCCTAGCGCAACAAAGCGCTTCCTGTCCTCAGTGGACCAGAGTGTCTCAAGCATCTGACTGACATCCAAATCGCGAGTGTGTCGCCCAACTACCGTATCGGTGTGGTACAGCACACGCTCAGCGAACCTACAGAGCGGTTCCAGGCACACTCCTTGAGCCATTAAACACATCGCTCGGGCACGCAGCATCATCAAAGCTGCGACATTTGCCCGGCGACAGTGCAAACACTCACGGTGCAACTCCGCTTTAGGCGCATGGACTTGACATGTGTACAGTCGGGAGGCTGTGGTCGTCAATTTGGGTACGGCTCGGTCCAACTTATGGACACTGTACAGACACGGGGTTCCATGCGGACTCTCACCCGCCAGGACAGGGTAAACCACCTTGTCAACTGGGGGATACTCCGTAATGAAATATTCCCGCTCAAAGTACGGCACTCCCACGACGCCATTAGGCCTTCCCTCTTCGTCGGTTACGGGACAGTCTCGGGTGAAAGCGCCGAAAAAGCGTGCAAGGAGACACTGCCCCTGCGCGCTCAAGACGCTATATCCCTCGAAAAACGGCTCGTCGCGGGTGCGCCCACGGCGCCACACCACGACAAAGTCAGCCGTACCATACCGTACGCGAATTGGTACTTGGTTGTCTCGCTGCGGAAACGCAGCCTGAATCCTCACATACCCCGGTGTAAAAATAGGGGTCGACAACTCGAACCGCTGGTCTTGCCAGCCATCGCGGGGCTTGTTAGCGAGGCGACTCCAAACCAAGGTCATGCCGCAATACTCCGCAATGTCCTCCGGACCGAGGACTCGGAATTTAACGTGCATTCCAAACTTGGCGAGCGCATACGCTGTAAAAGCCTCCGCGTACCGGTCCGAATCCACAACTGCCCCCGATGGGACGAAGCTAATACCGTCGTCGCCCTCACAGAAGACAGCAAAATCGTCAGCGGTAAATCTGTGGCCAAGCGAAGCGCACACCGCAACGTGGGAAGCTAGTACAACACAGCGCTGCACAATAGCATTCCCCATGCTGGTGTCTGCCATTCCAGACAGACGCGTACCAATAGAGCTGGTACGCATGCCACTCCGAGAGTAAGCCGTCCAACGCAAAGTGGAGTTAAACACGGCAGCAATCAGTGGATGATAACTAGGCTCGAAGCACTTGAAGATCTCGTACTGGCCAGTGAGCAAGCCCACGCCCTGAGACCCATCAAACTTCGAAAAGTCACTATCACACATCCGCATGCCTGTGTCCCACCCGGGGTGCTTCCGGTTCATGACCAGGGTGATTAACGCGCCAACGCCTGCAGGGTGCACTCCCTTGGTGATAAACTTAGCGTGATCCGGACAAGGGGCATTAGAATCTTGCACCCATGTGTCTCTCGCCCTCACCAATTCATGCTCCACTCGGGAGGAGAACATCAGCTGCACAACTCGGGATTTCAAATCCAGTGAGGAAATATTCCGGGGGAAATTGCCTCCCACTTCCAGCTTAAGAAACGTGGAAAGGCGAACTTTCACCTCCGGAGGGCAATCCCTCAAACTGGCGAACCCATGTGAGCTGCACAACTCGCAGTACTCCTGCCTCAGGCGGTCGCGAACACTCTTAGGTCGTCCCTGAAGCACGTCCTCCAGCGAGGCCGGCTCTAGACCACCATCCCGCCGCAGATATGCCACCATTTCTGCGACATACCCCTCCACGATGCGCTTACATACCAACTCATCGACGGCAGAGCGCGGCTGTAACTGCCTCACCAAGATAGCAGTTGCCTCACTCTCCGGAGTCTTCTGTACGGCGCAAGCTGAGGAGCGAGCTCCAATAGTAAAGCCTACGTCTTGGCCCATTCCAAACTTTGGCGCACTGACGCGAAACGTGGCTCCTTCGTGGATCTGGAGGGCGGGCTCAATAGGAGCTCCTTGCAGTGGCCTGACAACGATAACAGGATACACAGTCCCATGTGTGCTGTTCAGAAGCCAGTTGGCGAACACCCGTAAGTATGAGTTAC